ATTCTTTACAACTGCATTGTCAAAGAATAGCTATGAAGCTAACGCTTTGGCTACTGACGTTACTGTCGCTTGGGTAACTGAGACTAGTGTTATTGCCTCAACTCAGGTTGTCCTTGCTCAAGAAGAACTTAAACTCAAGAAATTGGGTGCAATCGTTTCTCTAACAAGAGAATTGATTGATGACCAAGAAGTAGACTTATTCTCTTTCATTGCTACTCGTGTAGCTGAAGGATTTGCGAAAGCAGAAGATAAGGCTTTCTTCGTTGGAGAAGGTAACGGTGATACCACCAATGGTGAGTTCACTGGTCTTACCAACAACGCTAGTATCCCAGACGTAACTTTGGCTTCAACCAAAGATGCTGTTTCTGATATTACTGTTGAGAACATTTATGCGATGATTGATGAGTTGCCAGAAGGTGCTCAAGCCAACGCTAAGTTCTATGGTAACCGAACTGTAAAGAGTGCATTAAGATTATTGAAAGATGGTGAAGGTAGATACCTCTACGCTGACCCTATCAATAATGCTGGTATGGCTACTCTTGCTGGTAAGCCGTTTGTAACTGTTGAAGTTATGCCAACAGCTACCACCGCAACTGCTGGTGATACCGTATTGCTTTACGGAGATTTGAAGAAAACTACTATCCTTGGTTATAAATCAGGAATTGTAGCTGATAGATTCAATGCTGGAACTATAAGAAATGTAGCAGGTAATGCTGATATTAACCTTATAACCACAGACCGTCAAGCCATTCGTTG